AACGGTGGTACGGGAGGCACAAATGAGACAGATGCAAGAAATAATTTAGGTGCAGCGTGTAAGTCGTGTACGGAGACGTTATCGGGAAATAAAACATTTACGGGGACTATTAACGTTTCATCTACAGGAACATTTGGAGGTAGGGTAAATACTCCATGGCTTGAAAGAACATACACATCATCTACGGCAACATCATTGACAGTTAGCGTAAATACAACATGGTTAAACATACATCAAGATGCTACCGTTACACTTACATTGCCAAATGCAGCTACTTATCCTGGCAAAGAATTAATTATTAAACAAACGGGCAGCGGAAATGTATTATCTGCATCCTCAAATATAATTGGTTTTACAACTGCATTTAATGGTTCAACACAAACATCAATTATAGCTCCTGCTACTTATAGATTTGCAACACTTGTAAGCGATGGAACAAATTGGATTATTATGCAAAGAAATAATTAAAAACATAAACATGAAACAACTCCTTTCCCTCTTCCTCTTCCTTTTGCCTTGCCTTGCATTGGCGCAGTATCCGAGCAATGGCAATCAAAAAATAACGCTCGGAGAACAGACGACTGCCGACGGGCTTATTTATCGGGGCGTGGCGGCAACTGATACAGTAAGAAAGCCTTCCATTGACACCATGGCTTACATGGTTCTTGATACCACTACAAATATAATATGGCATTATAAAAAGGCTACAAGTAACGCATGGTTGCGTTTAAACCTTTTGCCGAGCGACACGGCTTTAATGCTTACTCCTTATTGGAGGTCAGGTAAATTTAGTGGCACTTTGCCTGTGGCAAATGGGGGGACAAATGCCACGACTTTAACGGCAAATAAAGTAATGGTTGGCAATGGAACAAGTGGTGTTTTAACACCTACAAATCTGCATTGGGATAATACAAATAGTCGTTTAGGAGTAAATAAATCTGACCCAATTTTTAGCTTAGATATATCTGGAACATTACGAATATCACACAGTACAGCTAATGCTTATAGCGCTATATTTTACAACAGCAATGTAAATGGAGAAGGATTAACAACAAGAGGAGGTTCGGCAAGTAATCATAACTCACTTTTGGTTCAAACTTATGATGGAAATATTAATTTATTTCAAATTTTAGGTACTGGTACATCTATTTTTAGTAGTTTATCAGGTTCAGGAAGTAGAGCAGTAAATGCTGCTGCTGATGGTACTTTATCAGCCGCATCATCTATTACCATAAAAGAAAATGTAAATAACTTAAATTATGGCTTAGATAAAATAATGCAATTACAACCAAAATCTTTTAATTATATAGATAAAAATAAATATGGAGAAGGTACGGATATTGGATTTATAGCCGAAGATGTTTATCCTATTGTTCCAGAAGCAACAGGTACAATGAATGATGGTTTTATTTATTTTGATGCAGTCAGATTAATACCAGTCCTCACCAAAGCCATACAGGAGCAACAAGCCCTCATCAAAGCCCTTGAGCAAAGAATTATTAACCTCGAAAATAAATAAAATGAGATACCTATTTTTATTTTTTCCCTTGTTTTCCTTTGCGCAAGATGTTGTTAAAGACACTGTGTACATTCAAAAGCAAGGCAACATTTATTACATTATTCAGCAAACAACTTTGTCTGATTCAACTGTTACAGGCTCAAAGCAAATATTAGGCGATTCTGCAACTGCCATTCAAAGTCTTGTTACCGATGCAGAAAGGCAAAGCAACACGATTGCTATTCATGCAAAGCCTATTATAACAAAGGGCAAAGCCGTACAAAGGATTAATTACTACAATGATTTGCACGTTCAAATAAGTGGTAAGCCTGTGTATTTTACAACGGCACAAAGAGATACGGCAAAGTTTTTGGGAGACTGGAAATTAAATTTTAACGGTGAAATCATTGATGGAGTAATTGAGTTAAACAACAACAAGCGTTTAATCTTTAATCCTGATAACGGCAAAGTGTACACGATTTCAACCAACTTGCTTTTAGCTACATTTACCAATCAAATATCCTTTACATTTAACTCCGTAAAATACGACTTGTACAAATACGCTGATGGCAAATTTGCAACCGTTGACGGTGATGTTAGGTTAATAAAACTTGAATAATGAAAGCAGTTATTTACAACATTTTTAAACTTGGCTACGATGGCATTGCCTATTCCATTTGTTGCGGAGTGCTATTCTCTTTTTTCTTACCCATCAAACATTTCTTGATATTTACAATCTTTGTAGTTTTTGCAGACACAGTCACGGGAATCATGGCGGCAAAGAAAAGGGGAGAGCCTATAACAAGCAAAGGGCTTTATCGCACATCGCAAAAGGTGGTGACCTATTTCTGCGGTATAATGATTTTTCACGGAGCAAGTATAACTTTTCAACTGCCATCGCAAATAACCTATTCTGTCAGCTTCATTATTGCAGCCACTGAATTGTTTAGTATTTCGGAAAATATAAAGTCCATAACTGGAACAAATATTGGTACAATTATTCTTAGATTTTTCAGACGTTAAAACAAAATAAAATGGTACAAACTAATTTAAAAGATGCCCTTAAAAATGCAGATGGAATAAAGTCACCAATGGGCGATGTGGCTTGTTACTCAATGAACTTTGCGGAGTTAGCCTCGGAGATAAATGTTCATCTTGAAGGCAACAAGGTAAAGTTTACTTGGCGCGAATATATTCAACTGGCTCAAATCATTTGGGACAAGATTAAAGAAACAAGCCGCGAATGTGCTGGGAAAGAGATAGAGGTAAAATTACCTGCAAAGCTATCAATCGTTGGTGCGGCTTTTGCACTCATCGGATTTAAATTATAGGCGCAGACGATTCGCTACCTTATGCGGCTTCAGGGAGGTATATTGATTTATACCTCCCTTTAAAATTGTGAATTATGAATAAAAATGAATTTTGTATTTTTCTCGATGCTGGTCATGGCGGTATTAATCCTAAAGTAAAATTACCAAATGGTTATACAACCTATCCTGCTAAATGTGCGCAACACAATAATGGCAGCTTTCATTCCTATGGATGGTTTTTTGAAGGCGTGTTTAACCGTGCCGTTGTGCAATATATTGAACAATATTTAAATGACTGGGGCTTTGTAACTATGAAAGTTTACGATGAAGTCTTAGACACATCACTAACCAAAAGAGTAAATAAGGCGAATTTTGCGGCTAAAAATTATAAGGCATCACTGTATTTAAGTATTCACGGTAATGCAGCGGAAAACAAAAGTGCTAGAGGATGGGAAGTGTTTACATCACCTGGACAAACCAAATCTGATATTTATGCAGAACTTTTATTTAAGGAGGTAAAATCAAAATTTCCTAATTGGGTTTTTAGGCCTGATACAACCGACGGGGATCACGATAAAGAAGCTAAATTTCATGTTTTAACGCAAACAAATATGCCTTCGGTTTTGTCTGAAAATGGTTTTTTTACCAACTATCACGATGCTAAATTAATGTTTGATACAGAGTTTCAAAATAAAATAGCTTTGTGTCACGCTAGAGCTGTTTTTGAATACGCAACAAAAATAGGTTTAGTAAATTTTTAAATAAAAAAGGGGCAACGCAAATGTTACCCCGATATTACCACTAATTAACAAAATGTAATCAACCTAATTTATAAATTTATTAATTAAAGTTAAGGCTAAATTTCTAATATTATCACCGTCGGACTCTTTATAAAATTTGTACGCTATCGTAATCATTCTCCCAGGCTCCATCATTTGCATTGGCGGTCTTTCATCTTTCATTAAAGGTTCAAGATAAAATTTAAGGATAGTTAATTTTGCTACCGTACCTTCAGCATATCTGATAGGTTTTGGATATTGCTTAGAAATTTTTTCAATTTCCTTCCATGTGGCAACACTAATTCCGTCAATCATTTCACTATTTTTTTTCATTTGTCTTTGTTTTGCTTAGTTCCTCAATTAATTCATCTGCATATTTTACCGCTGATATTACGCAATAATCATATTCATTATTATTTTTTGTTACTAATGCTTGCAATGCCATTGCTGCAAAGTATTCACGCTTTGTTAATCCTGCATTAATGATATATCCTTCATTACTTATTAAAGGGAATGCGGGCCCTTTTGCCTTTATTCTCATCTTTTCATATAATTTTTAGCCTGTAAAGCAAGAGTAAAACAATCTATTTCATCCTGGCTTATTTTGACTGTTTTAAAATTTGGTTCAAACTTGTAGCCTTCGTTCTGAAATACTTTCATAAATATTTCCTTTCCCCATTTTTTCCCTTTTTGTTCCGGGGAAATATTGTAGGCTTCGCAGCCATTTTCTTTAATCCATTCGTAGGCTATTCTCGATGCTCCTTGGTTCATGCCTACATTTCGGGACATTTTAGAAAGAATAGCACGGTTAATGGAATTGTGAAAAGTTAAGTTTTGAAGGCTGGAATCTTCAACAAGTATAACAGGATGTTCATATTGTTTCCACTTTGGAACATCAAGGATAAAATCTACAAACCTTTTGTATTTTTTAAATTCAACCTCTTTGTTTGGTAGAATGAAACACGCTGCCATTCCGTTTAATCTTATCGCTGGGTCAACTCCTATATAGGTTCTCAAAATAGTGATAATTGAAATGAAGTAATATTTCTTTTAAAATTCTTAGGTACTTCTTCACTGTCATTTTTAACAATGATTTTACGCCTTTTTCTTTTTATAATTTTTGGCTCATTGATACCGTATGCCTCAACTCCTTTATCTACAAAGTTAATTTCCAAAAGATACCCAAAAACTATAATAGTTCCAACAAATAAAAACATAGTTATAAATTCTCCACCTTCATAATGTTCCTGCAATCCAAAGAATATTTCTATTAAAGCCACAATCGTTGCGCCTAATGCTATTTTAGGTGGGTAAGTACTTCTACCTTTAGTAGGATTAAGAAAGTCCATGAAAACGACGGCAAATCGCCCTAATTGTAGAATTGAGGCTGCTATGATAGCTAACCAAAAATCTAAGGGTAAAAATATAGCAGTCAGGTAGGCGTTAATGCCATACGTCAAAAGGATAGTTATCAGCATAATTGTAGGAATGTTATCCGATATGCTTTCGAACGTCCATTTAAATTGAGTATTGGTAAAGTTTTTTTCCATCGGTTTATAAGTTTTCTAGTTGTTTTTTTAAATAAGATAATTGTTCTGTGTAATGGTTAATAGTAATTTCTTTTAGTTGCTTTATAAAATTAATGTCATCTATCATTACTTTATTTCCTGAATATGGAGAAAAGACAACAACATCATCATTTATTTGTGTTAAAGATTTAATAATCGATTCTTTCTCTTTAATACTTCTAGAAATTGAACCAATGAATTCCGCTTGACTTTCTGTCATTTTAGTTGGTTTTTAAAGTTTAAAATTGATTGTAATCTTTTTTCAAAGGGAAATTATCCCTTTTAATTTGCCAGTATTCAGCCATCAATGAAGCGCGAAATTTGTAATCTGTATCGGTGTGATAACCTGATTTGTAAACGCATTTACAAATTGATTCGTATAGCTTTATCCCTTTCATCTTGTAATTTGCCTTCTTGCAAGCCGCATACCTTCCAGAGTTCAAAACGCCAGCCCAAAGATTCATGCCTTCTTCGGTTGTTTCGGCACTCATAAATTTAGCCCTTATAAACTTGTTTCTTCCTCTAATTACTTCGCGTGTTTTGTAGGTCACAGTGCCGTGACCTTTAAGGGCCTTAACTCCTCCAGCGTTGGCGTGCTTTCTCCAAAGTTCTGTTTCAACTCCTTGACTAGTTGCCTCAATAATGAAAAAGGAGTAAATCATTGAAATAGGAAAATCGGTTAAAACGTGGACGTTCATTAGCATACTTTCGTAGCAATAAGCTAAATAAATACGACGTAATTTAGACTTATCAACTCCTTTTAAATTTCTAAAACCTCTACCTTCCAACGTTTGCCTTAACTGTTCACCGGATAACTTGCGCACCTCCCAACCGTATGAACGAGATCCGTAGGCACTTTCGTCTATTTCCTTTTTTTCATCTTTGCCCTGGATAGTGAGAGATGTAATTTTGTGAACGTAAACTGTGTCCCTTTGAATTAAAGGAACAAAGGAAGTATAATTGTATTGGGTGTTAATTGGGGAATAAATCAACCCAATAACAAAAGCTACTCCAATGCCAGCAGCTACCTGATAAGGCAGCCTTTTATTTTGTGGGACGTATGTCTCGATAATTGGCTCTTTCATGATTAATCCATTAAATATTCAGCGTAAAAATATCCTCCGTCATGTTCGATAGTTTCGTCGTGTGCATCTGCAATAACATTGCCGTCGCAATCCTTTACAAGTCCTCCCCATGAAAACTCATCTTCAGGAAAGTAATCTTCATTTCGCATTTTTGAATAAACTTGTTCAACTGCGTGCCGCTTAGAGTAGGCAGCCACTTCTTCGCATAAATCTTGATAGATTGTAGCGTTACCGAAGTACATCACTGAATAAATATGCTTTTCCATTTGTTAAAATTTAGTGATAATAAAAATGTTTTTTTGTTTCTTTTGTAAAAATATGTATAAATAATTATATAAAAAAATATTTATGTATTTATTTAAAAAAAAATCCCATACCGAAAGATATGGGATTAAAAACAACAATACTTTTAACAACTTAATCTTTAGATTGTCCAAATTTAGATATACTAATCTCAAAGTTTTGAACGTCGATTTTTAGCTCTTTAAATTGCTCCAGCGCCTTTTCGACATTTTCAGCCTCAATAATCATTCGCCTGTCATTGTATTTTATTTCATATTTCATCAGTACCATTTTTTTAAAGTGTCAATAATAAAGTAAACAGCATAAGCGAGAGTTAACAACCCTCCAGCGGCCACAATGATGAGCGCCAAATCTTTAATCAATTTTTGTTTTTCATTTTCTGTTAGCATGATTCTTTTTTTTCTTTTTGTTTTTTACGATATTCGGCTTGATAAGCCTTGATTTTTTCAATGTTTTTGTAATAATACGCCTTGAATTTATTGTAATTTTTATTCTTACAGCTTATTTTATTCTCCTCGTATCTCCTTTTTTTGTTTTCTAAATTTTTAAGCCTTATTTTTTCCCTTTGATAATCATTCATGTTTCGGTAGTATTTTTTCATGTACTCCGATTTCCGCGCTTTTTTTTCCTCGTCGGTCATGGCTATTTGTTTAAATAGTTTTTTGAGGCTACAGGATCGCTTCCCTGATTCTTATACTTTGCATCGGCTTTTGATGCGTAATCCGTGTAAGGCATTTCTGAAATATCATGATAGCAGATTTGTGCAATTTTCATTCCTGGGTAAATTTTGACAGGCTGAATGCAAGCCAGTTCAAGCGTCCAGTGTCCTTTAAATCCCGTGTCTCCAAAACCTGCGGTTATATGAACGAATAACCCAAGCCTTCCTAATGATGATTTGCCTTGAATTATTGGAACGTGGCGAAGTGTTTCGGTATATTCAACAGTTGATGCAAGATAAAGGATACCGGGCTTTAAAATTAATCCTTCATCGGGAATAATAATATCTACCGTTTGGGGCTTTTTCCTGACATCAAGAACATGGTCGGTGTACATTAACAAAGTTTTGGATAACGTTAAATCAACACTATTTGTCCCAATGTTTGCCTCGATTAATGGCTCAATGACTATGTTTTTAGCTGCAATTTCGTCAATGATGGTTTTGTCTGTAAGTATCATTTTTCTTCTTTTTTATAAGTTTCGTTGTAATATTGTTCTGGCTCATGCTTTAATGCCCATCCATGGTATAAATTTCCTTCTTTAAAAGCCTCCGTTATCTGCTCCTTTTCCATTTGTATTGCTTTCATAAATACTTCAAGTCCACGATTTTTATTAATATATTGCTCAATTACCCATTCAACTGCCGTTTGCTTGCTCATTTCTTTAAATCATTTAGTTCTGGGTGAGTAAAACAAAACTCGGTCAACATTGCAGCATTTGCCATTAAGTGTGCGGAGTGCAAAAGCCCGCTTTCTTTGTCAATCATTTCTCCGAGTCGCATGGCTTCAAGGTGACGCATAGCGGAGGCAATGACTACGGAGAAGGGAAAGCCTTTCTCCCAATTTCCAGCAGGATATTTTTTTAATCCTTCAGTCCAAACTTTCGCATATTCCCTTTGCGCAATGGCTGGGCAAAGGTCGTAGCGTAGTTTATTTTCATTTGTCCTAAATGCCTTGTTTTCGTCATAGTCTGGATTCCTGCCAGAAGCTATCATTAATTCCCTAACCCTTTGTTCATTTGTTTTTCTTTCTAATTTTTCAACTTCATTCATAAATAGCATCTTGTTGACGTCAACGATATGGTTTAAAAATGCCGTCTTTCCGTGCTGTCAATTCATCCTCTGACGCTTTTAGGTTAAAAGAAATGTTTAATTAGGGGAAATAGCCTTTTCCTGAACCCGAGGTCTGCAAATATTTTATGTAGTCATGTGACCTACTAATATTCTTTCCTGCCTAAAGCTACTTAACAAAGTTCTATAATTATCCGAAGTTACTAATAATAACTTTTGAACGGCCCTACATTGTTCGAAGATCGCCGTAGCTTTTGGGTATTTCCCTTTCACATAAAAATCGGTTAATGTGGAGGAGTGCTTAACTCTTTTGTACTCCTCCTCTGGCATATCTCTAATGCAAGTCATCATTAGATAAGAATAGATA